GGAATCAAAACGAAAACCGTTGAAGAATTCATAATGATTAAACTAAAAGACTTACTAATGGAAGATTGGATTGAAGATAAGTGGTATCCTGCCCACACCAAAACAACATTAAAAAGGGTACTTTTCCATGATGATATTCCTATTTATCCAAAGTCAATGGAAAGAATAATTGGTAAAATACCCATAACTTCTTTTCATGTAACAACTCTTGACCATTTAGATAATGTAACAAGATTACTTGGTACTAAAAAATCTGTGTCAACATTCACTCGAGCTGGTAAAGATTCTCAATTAGCTAAAGGAAAGGGGATTCAAACCGAAGGTGGAGTTATATTTTGGATAGAAGGAACTTTATTAGCAAGAAAATATATTGATATGCAAAGTGTACCCGATAAAACTGGTCGTAGGTGGCTATCTTCAGAAGTGGTTTTCGGTGATACAAATTTGGTATATAAAGCTGCAAAAAGAAAGAAGATACCTAATCGTAATGAGTGGAAAGATTATGAATGGGAAGTAAAAGATAAAATGATGAAAAAATTTGGGACTGATGCAGATAATATCAAAGAATATGAGGCGGCAGTTAAAGAAATATTAAATAAAAAGGCAAACGAAATGATTGCTGACTACATTGACTTGACAAATAAGTTGTTGAAAAAACATAAAAAGTTAGTGAAGAAAAATCTTGCAACACCAGCTAAGAAAGGTTCTCCTTGGTGGAACGAAATTTTGATATATAATGCAAAGATTAAAGAAATATTTGTAATGAGTAGAGAAGCTAAAAAAGATTTGGAGTGGGATGGCCCACAAAAAGCCAGCCTTGAAAAACTCATTTCGACTACAACGGGTGATGATCCAATTACTATTGGAACACCAGCAAAATATCGTAAGTGGTACACAGATAGAAAAGGAGTTTTTGATGAATAAGGAGCGGAATAAAATATAATGAGAACACAACTATTATGTACATTCACTAATATAAACGATTTAAATGAAATAATTGATATTATTATTTCGTGTAATACTATAATGTATGATAAAATATATGTATTTCAGAACGAAGAGGATAAAAATCAATTAATATGTACTTATAATGTAGAATATGATGATGATTTTATGGAAGGTATTCCAGATACAATTTCTCTACATAGAAAAAAACAAACCAATACACTTTATACAATAAATGCATTGAACGATATTATTCGAGAATTAAATAATGGAGTTTTAGATAAAACTTATATTGTACCTTGGGAGAATTATAGAAATTCAATTTTATTAAATAATGAAAAAGGTTTAGTGAGAATAAAAACAAAAATTTATAAGATAGTGAATATTACAGAATGGGGAACAACAGAATAGGTTATAGGAATTTTGACGGATTTATTTTATCCTGATTACACACAACATCAGAAATTAGTTAAAGAATACGAAGATTTGGGAAAAATCTATGCTCAACCGATGGCTATTTGGTTGGGTAGAGATAGATATCATAAATTGAAACGTGTGCCTTCAAGAATTCAACGGTTGTTAAAAAGAGCAAAAAATAAAACAGTTGTATTTGTAATCTATTCTATTCCGAATAGAGATATTAGTGGAAAACATTCTATGGGTGGAGAAAAAGATGAAGACTCTTATTTAAAATTTATAAATGAGGTTATTGAGGGGATTGGAAATCATTCACCAATAATAATATACGAACCAGATGCTTTATGTGATGGTGTTAAATTAACTAAAAAGAAATCACAACAACGAATAAAGTTGATGCAAACTTCACTTAAATTATTGACTAAAACAAATGCTAAAATTTATATAGATAGTGGGCATCCAAACTGGTTGAAAGTAAGTGAAGTATGTGCGTTACTAAAAAGGTTTAAAAAAATACCATATGAAGGATTTACATTGAATTGTTGTAACTTTGTAGATACTGATTCGTGTGTAGAATATGGTACGGAGATAAGTAAATACATTGGTAAGAATTTTATTGTAGATACATCACGGAATGGAATGGGATATACTGGAAATATATATAATCCAACAAATATAGCAATAGGTGAGTATCCCACATTGGATACAAATATTAAAAATTGTGATGGTTTCTTATGGATGAAACCATTAGGAGAGTCGGATGGTAAGGTTAATGGTACGCCTAAGGCAGGCCGATTCAGTTTAAAATATGCTTTAAAAATCATTGAAAATAGTAAAAAAATAAATGTATTTTAGGAATATATATGATATTTATATGTGAATATGGTTACTTCGTTATTACGAATTACCATTGATAAATACAAAATAATAAATAAAACATACATATAGGAGATTAACAAATGGACTTAGATAAAGTCAAGCGACGTTTAAATCAGTTACAAACATCAACACAAAGAACTTCAAATCTTTGGAAACCACAACCAGGAACACAACAAATTAGATTAGTACCTTATAAATTCAATAAGGATAATCCGTTCATTGAATTGTTTTTCCATTATGATTTAGGAGGAAAGTCCCATTTATCCCCAATTAGTTTTGGTCGTCCCGACCCCGTTGAGGAGTTCGCACAGAAATTAAAGGCATCAGGTAATCGTGATGATTATCGACTTGGTAAAAAACTCGAAGCAAAAATGAGAACTTTTGCACCAGTGATTGTTCGTGGTGAAGAATCACAAGGTACAAAGTTTTGGGGCTTCGGTAAAACAGTTTATCAAGAAATACTCTCTGTCATCTCAGACCCAGATTACGGTGATATTACAGACCCAGTAAGTGGTCGTGATATTACAGTTGAATTTAAGACTGCAGAAGAAACAGGAGCTTCATTCCCATCTACCGCAATACGCGTTAAACCAATCCAGACACCAATAAGTGAAGATAAGAATATTCTTGAAAAGGTAGCAGATACCCAGAAGGATATTACTGAAATTTATCAGGAAAAGACTTATGATGAACTTACGGAAATTCTGAATAATTGGTTAGAGGGACGAGAAGATGATCCTGTAGAAAACACTTCAAAGTCAGTAACTACGGCACAGTCTGTAGAAACGGCTAAGAGTGTAGAGAATGTTTCAGAGGCCTTTAACGAACTTTTTGATAAGTAAAACTAATTGGAGAAAATATGTCAGTTAGAGACGAATTGGCAAATGTATTAGCCGATAGTTTAAACAAAACATTCAAGGATATGAAAGTAGCATATTTCTTGGACGGGTCTGATACAACACCCACAGATATTAAAGAATTTATATCAACAGGTTCAACTATGTTGGATTTGGCAATTGCTAATAAACCAAATGGTGGTATTGCGGTAGGCCGTATTACTGAAATTAATGGTTTAGAATCAAGTGGCAAATCTTTAATCGGTGCACACATACTTGCAGAAACCCAAAAGAAAGACGGAATCGCTGTTTATATTGATACAGAGAATTCTGTTAGTGAGGAGTTTTTGAAAGTATTGGGTATAGATACAACACAGTTACTTTACTTACAATTACAAACTGTAGAAGAAATTTTCCAGGCAATCGAGGAGATTGTTCTTAAGGTGAGAGAGGCTGAAAAGGATAGATTGGTTACAATATTAGTTGATAGTTTGGCTGCTGCTTCCACACAAGTAGAGATAGACGCAGATTTCGAGAAAGACGGTTGGGCAACTTCCAAAGCGATTATTATATCAAAAGCTATGAGGAAGATCACCCAGTTGATTGGTCGTCAAAGAATAGCACTTGTCTTTACAAATCAACTACGAGCGAAACTTGGAGTAATGTTCGGAGATCCTTGGACAACTTCAGGTGGGAAAGCTCTTCCTTTTCACGCTTCTACACGAATTCGATTAAAGAATAAAGGTAGAATAACAGACACCAAGAAAAATGTATTGGGAATGACAATACTGGCACAAGTTGTTAAGAATAGACTTGGCCCACCTTTAAGACACGCAGAATTTCCACTATATTTTCAGAGTGGGATTGATGATATAGGTTCTTGGTTAGAAGTAATGAAAAAACATAAGTTGGTAAAGATTGCAGGAGCTTGGTATACATATACCGATGTTGCAGGTGAAGAATATAAATTTCAATCTAAAGATTTTCTTAAAATATTAGAAGAAAATTCTTTGAAGGATGAAGTTTATGATAGAATTTGTGATAAAGTTATTCTTAAGTATGATATAAAAGATATGGATGAATCTGAACTCGTGAAAGAAGAAGTAGAGGGAGATGAATAATCGATATTTCAGCATACTTGAAGAAATTAAGAAAAAAGGCGGTAAATTAGATGATGGTCACTTCAATGATAAAGTACTTATTATAGATGGCCTGAATACCTTCATAAGAGTATTCAGCGTTATGCCAACTCTCAATGATGACGGAGCTCACATTGGGGGAATAGTTGGTTTTCTAAAAAGTATAGGTTACGCAATTCATCTATTTAATCCCACCCGAGCCATTATAGTATTTGATGGTAAGGGTGGGAGCACCCGCCGCCGTAAGTTATTTCCAGAGTATAAGGCAGGTCGTAGAGTTAAGAAGAAACTTGTTCGTGCGTATGATTTTAATACACCAGACGAAGAACGACAAAATATGCTTGTGCAACTTCAAAGAATTGTCGAATACTTAGAATTATTACCAGTTACAACACTATCAATAGATAATATTGAGGCAGATGACACTATTGGTTATTTATCTAAACAAGTTTTTGATAAAAGTAAGATTACTATTTTATCAACCGACAAGGATTTTTTACAACTTGTAAATCATAGAATTAAAGTATATTCCCCCACTAAAAAGAAAACGTATGATAGAGAAACTTTGATGGAAGAATATGGAATACCATCTAAGAATTTTTTAACATACCGAATATTAGAAGGTGATAAATCAGATAATATACCTGGAGTTAGGGGTGCGGGATTAACTACAATCAAAAAGAGATTTCCAAATATAACAGATAAAGACAATTATGTTACATTAAAAGAAATAGTTGAATATTCTGAAAAACATAAAGACGAATTAAAGTTATATGAGAGTGTTGTTATTTGTAAGGAACAATTAGAACTCAATGATAAATTAATGCAGTTAAAAAATGTAGATATTTCTGGAAATGCTAGAATGAAAATATTATCAGGAATAGAAAAACCAATTACAGAATTGGTGAAATATAAATTTGAGACAATGTTTTATGCAGATAAGTTGTTTACATCTTTACCAAATTTACAAGGATGGTTGGCACAGAATTTTACACAATTGAATAGATACGCGAGAATGAGTCATGGGAAGAAAGCGTAAATACTTTACTACAGAGGAACAACACGACGCACAGAAACGCTGGCAAATGGAACATTATGAGCGTAATAAGGAAAAATTACAAAAATTGGCCAGAGAACGGTATAAAAAGAAAAGACATCAAGAAATTGAAGAAACTTTGAGAAACGGATTGTATGGCGAAGAAAAAATATAATAATGCGTGTAGATTATGAAGTATTACAGAATTTTGTAGACATAGATGATTTAGAATTAAATTATCATAGAGTTACAAACAATATAAGTTCTATTGATATAGAGGATGGAATTGAATGGATTTTTAAATACTATAGAGAAAAAGGATTTCCTCATTATACTGTACGAGAAGAAGAAAAAAATTCACATATAAATTCATTGAGAAAATTTGATTCGGATAGTATTTTTATTGATAACCAAATACAACAAACTATGCATGGTTTGAGATTGGCTTGGAATTATTTTCCTCATTGGGTAGATGTTCAATGTGGAAATTCTAAAATGCCACCTATTGGATATTTCAATGATGATGATTTACTCAAAACAATAATTAGAAAAACTTGGAAGTATGAAGAAAAACACGGTAATAATAAATTTACAGAAAATCGTTTTAGACAATCATTAAAATTATATCAAGGTTCTCAAGCAGTGAGTAATTTTAGACCAAGTGCAGCAAAAGTTATTTATGAGAAGTTTGGTGGAGATGGAGTGATACGAGATATGAGTTGTGGTTGGGGTGGACGACTGATTGGATTTTTAGCATCAAAAAATACTAAACATTATATCGGTACAGAACCATCAACAAAAACATATGAAGGTTTGTTAAAAATGAAAAAAGAATTTTCATATTTGGGAAAACAAATAGATATATATAAACAAGGAAGTGAAGACTTTATTCCAGAAAAAGAATCAATCGATTTATGTTTCACTTCCCCACCTTATTTCGATACCGAAAAATATTCGGATGAATCAACACAAAGTTATAAAAAGTTTTCAACACCAAATGAATGGGTTAGTGGATTTTTAAAGAAAACTATAGAAAATTGTTATTACGGATTGAAGAAAAACGGTTATATGTTAATTAACATTGCAAATACACCAAAATATAAATTCATAGAGAAAGAAACCGTAAATATATCAAGTGAGATTGGGTTTATAAAAGAACCTACTGTAGATTTGATATTATCAAGTGTGGCTGGTAAAGGAATAAAGACCGAACCAGTATTTGTATTCAGAAAGGGCAATAATGGATAGTAAACTAATAAACGGAAATAGTTTAGAAGTTTTAAAAGATTATGATGATAATTCAGTAGATTTACTTTGCACAGACCCACCATACGGATACGGATTTATGGGTAAAGATTGGGATCAGACACTTCCACCACGAAAGATTTTCGAGGAATGTTTAAGAGTATTGAAACCAGGTTCATTAGCATTTGTAATGAGTGCACCAAGAAGTGATGTTCAATACAGAATGGCACAGATGTTAGAGGAAGTTGGATTTAATGTGAGTTTCACACCAATCTATTGGGCATATGCAACAGGTTTTCCAAAGGCTATGAATATGGGTAAGGCGGTTGATAAGAGATTAGGTAAGGAACGAGAAGTTATTGGAAAAAAACCCAATCCTAAGTTTGATATGGACATGAGATATCCAAACGATGACGGTGGTTGGTTAGGTAGAGAAGAATTTAATATAGAAGGTGGCCCGGCATCAGACAAAGCAAAAGAACTTGATGGAAGTTATGGGGGATATCAACCAAAACCTGCAGTAGAAGTCGTAATAGTAGCAATGAAACCATTAGAACAAAAAGGTTATTTAGACCAAGCACTTGATAATGGTAAGGGAGTGACTTGGTTAGATGATTGTAGAATACCATTTGCAGGAATGAATGATATTCCACAAGGTGGTTATGGTGATATGAAAGTAGGTTATGGGAAACCTGGTGAAACTCAACCAATGAGTAAAGATTTAGAACAATATAATAAGGATAATGTAGGTAGTCAGAAAAACTTTGATACTGAGGCAGACGGATTGTCCAGGGGAAATCAACCAGTAAGAAAAACCACAAAGAGAAAACCAAGAGAAGAAAATACGGTATTTAAGACAAGTGGATTTAAGAGTGAAGATAATGATACAGCAGAAGCATCACCACTCGGTAGATTTGCCGCTAACCTATTAGTAAGTGATAATGTATTAGATACAGGTAAGAAAACTAAATCAACGGGTGGTCGAGCATACCAAAACACAAATGAGATGTTTAGTGGTGGTTGGGCATATGATGAAGAAGGTACGGGAGAGAATCCAGGTAAAGGAGATGAAGGTGATTATAGTAGATATTACAGTTTAGATGAGTGGTGGAAAAGTAGATTGTTAAAATTAAATCCAGAAGTTCAACGGACATTTCCATTTTTGATTGTTCCCAAGGCAAGTAAGTCTGAAAAGAATATGGGATTGGAAGATATAGAAGAAAAACAACGAGGTATGCTTCATATTGGACAGTTGAAAAAACAGCAAGGTGAGGTTTGGATAGATAGAAAAGATGGTAAAGGTAAGGTAAAGGTTAATCGTAGATATTTACCTCAAAAAAACAATCACCCAACAGTAAAACCAATCCAACTATTCAGTTATTTAGTAACACTTGGGAGTAGAAAAGATGATGTGGTGTTAGACCCGTTTATGGGTAGTGGCACCACACCAATATCTTGTGTGACTTTAGATAGAAAATACTTGGGGATAGAGAGAGAAAAAGATTATTTTGAAATTGCCGAAGCACGAGTAGAGAAGGCAATCAATCCAGCAAACTTAGTAGAACACGAGTTCTTTTAATATGGCAGAAACATTAACACATTTCGGACATTCGTTCCAAAAGAAAATAATAGTATTATTATTATTCAATCGTAGATTTTTGCAAACAATTAATGATATATTAGAACCAAGTTATTTTGATTCTGATGCAGATAAATGGTTGGTAAATTGTATAAAGAAGTATTATGAGAAGTATAAAGTAGAACCAACTTTAGAAGCGGTAAAAATACAATTAGATGAAGTTAGTTCAGAAGTTTTAAAGAAATCAGCAGTGGATAATTTAAGAGAGGCATTTCAACTTAGAGAAGCAACCGATTTAAATTTTGTAGAAGAAAAATCCATAGAGTTTTGTAAAAATCAAACACTAAAAACTGCAATAATGAAATCTGTAGATTTATTGGAACGACATGATTATGATGGAATAAAAACTACAATTGATGCGGCAATGAAGGCCGGAACTACAAAAGATTTAGGACACGATTATATAGAAGGATTAGAAGAAAGATTAACACATTCTACACGAGATACTGTTGCTACAGGTTGGGATATTATAGATGAAGTTATGGATGGTGGATTGGGTAAAGGAGAGTTGGGTGTTATTGTGGCACCAGCAGGGATTGGTAAGACTTGGTGTTTACAACAAATAGTATCTAATTCATTAAAACAAGGTAGGACTGCAATTCATTACACATTAGAGTTAAATCAATCTTATGTAGGTTTGAGATATGATACTATATTTTCAGGAATACCCACAGGAGAAATTAAGTTTCAACAACAAGTAGTTAGAAAATCTATAGAAAAAGTAAAGGGAAAACTATTAATAAAATATTTTCCAACAAGGTCAGCATCAGTACAAACAATAAATGCACATTTAAAACAAGTAGAGTTAAGTGGATTTAAACCAGATATAGTTATAGTTGATTATGCAGATATTATGAGAGATATTAGTGGTGGTAAGGAGTTAAGACACCAATTAGGAAACATTTATGAAGACCTACGAGGATTAGCGGGAGAGATGGATATACCAATATGGACTGCCTCACAAGCTAATCGTTCAGCACTTGAAGAAGATGTGATTGATGCCAGTAAAGTTGCAGAAGCATATAGTAAAGTGATGACTTCAGATTTTGTTTTAAGTGTTAGTAGAAAGATTGAAGATAAGGTAGGGAATACTGCACGGTTTCATGTGATTAAAAATAGATTTGGTGTGGATGGTATAACCTATCCAGCAACTATGAATACTAACATTGGTAAGATAGATGTACATAGACCATCATCATTAAGTGGACAAGAGGTATCAAAAAAGATGGTAAATTCAGAAGATTTTTTGAAACAAACATTGAGAAATAAATATAAAGATTATAAGAGTAGTGAAAAAAGTAGTGAAGAAAAAACTTCTGAAAAAAACTTTACTGATTTTGGTTAATTTTAAAATATTCGGGATAGAACTGAATATATATAGTATTTATTTATGGTTGGGAAAGTAAATTGGAAACAAAAAAGATTTTCTCTCTACTTTTATTTAGGATTGGGCATGGCTAGACCTCGAAAATATTTTACTAAAAAAGAGCAAATTGAAGCTCGTAGGGCACGACAACGTAAATATTATTATAGGAATAGAGATATAATTCTTAATAAAAAGATAAAGAAATATTGGGCAAGTAAATATAAATAGTTTTTAGAAGGGTAGTTACGAGTGGAATTTAAGTTATCGGAAAATTTTATAAATAAGTACAAGAGGAAAAAACCACCATTTGGTTTTAACGGTTTAGGTGAATTAGTTTATATGAGAACCTATTCTCGTATTAAAGAAGATGGAAAAAATGAACGTTGGTGGGAAACAGTTCGTAGGGTTGTAGAAGGTACTTACTCGATGCAAAAAAATTGGATAGATCAACATCAACTTGGTTGGAATGCTTGGCAAGCCCAAGCATCAGCTCAAGAAATGTATGAGAGAATTTTCAATATGAAATTCTTACCACCAGGGCGTGGTTTGTGGGCGATGGGAACTCCAATCACCGAAGAAAAGAAGTTATATGCGGCATTAAATAATTGTGCCTTTGTGTCTACTTCTACAATAAAGGACGATTACTCGAAACCATTTTGTTTTTTAATGGACGCATCAATGCTAGGTGTTGGAGTTGGTTTTGATACAAAGGGGGCTGGCCATGTACATATAAAGGGCCCTAACAACGACAGACAAGAAGAAGTTTATGAGATTCCAGATACACGAGAGGGATGGGTAGAAAGTTTGAGATTGTTGTTAGAGTCATTTTTTCATGGAACGGCCCCTGTTACTTTTGATTATAAGAAAATTCGAGGTGCAGGTGAACCAATCAAAGGATTTGGTGGAGTTTCAAGTGGACACGAACCATTAAAAGAAATTCACGAAGATATTAGAAATGTATTGAATAATAATTTAAATAGTCCAATTACCGTAACTACAATTGTGGATATAATGAACCTAATTGGTAAATGTGTCGTGGCAGGGAACGTAAGACGAACGGCGGAGATTGTGTTCGGTGATCCCTATGATGACGAGTATTTGGATTTAAAAAATTATGAAGTCAATCCTCACAGAGAACAATATGGTTGGACTTCAAACAATAGTATTTTTGCAGAACTCGGTATGGATTATACTGAGGTGTGTAAGAGAATTAATGATAACGGGGAACCTGGATTCGCATGGTTAGAGAATATGAGGAAATTTTCTCGTATGCAAAATGGTGGAGATGATAAAGACCATAGAGTAGCTGGTGGTAATCCTTGTCTTGAACAATCACTTGAATCATATGAGTTATGTTGTTTAGTAGAAACATTTCCAAACAGTCATGAAGATTTAGAGGACTATAAGAGGACACTTAAATATGCCTATCTGTATGCCAAAACAGTAACACTTGGAAAAACCCATTGGAGTGAAACCAATAGAGTTATGTTAAGAAATAGAAGGATTGGATGTAGTGTTAGTGGTGTTGCTCAGTTTATCACTAATCGTGGATTACATGAATTAAAAGATTGGTTAGAGAGTGGATACGACACTATACAAGAATGGGATAAATTATATTCTGATTGGTTCGCCATACCAAAATCAATCAAGACCACAAGTGTTAAACCAAGTGGAACAGTTTCCTTATTAGTGGGTGCAACTCCTGGAATGCATTATCCAGAAAGTAGATTTTATATTCGTAGAATACGAGCATCTAAACATTCAGAATTATTAGAACCATTGAAACGGGCAGGTTATACGGTAGAACCAGCGTTTGGTTCAGAAGACAGCACGGTAGTAATAGAGGTTCCTGTAGATGTTGGAGAAGGTATAAGAACTGCAAGTGATTTATCTATATGGGAACAATTCAGTTTAGCCGCGTTCTTACAACGACATTGGGCAGATAACCAAGTTAGTTGTACGGCAACATTCGACCCCGAAACAGAAGCTGAAGAACTACCATATGTGTTGAATTATTTTCAATATAGATTAAAAGGAATTTCATTATTACCAAGACATCCATTAGGAGCATACAAACAAATGCCCTACGAGGCAATTGATGAGAAAACTTATAATAAGAGATTAAAAAAATTAGGTAGGTTGAGTTTTGTAGGTATAGAGGGTGAAGAAGCGGAAATAGACAAATTTTGTAATAACGATGTTTGTGAAATTCCAGGAGAAATAATAAAAAGTACTTGACTCGTATAGGTTTTTATTCGTATATTCACATATGTTAAATTGGAAAGTTATAATATAAATGTATCAAAATATATATTTTGATGGCCGTATGATTCACATATGGGATGATAAATTAGGTTATAGAAAAACACCATATAAAAGATATGCTTATTTGTATGATAAGGGTGGTAAATTTACTGCACTTGATGGCACTCGGTTAAAAAAGGTTTTTAGATATGATAAAGATGATGAAAATTTATATGAATCCGATGTAATAGCAACTACAAGAACTTTAGTAGACCAATATACAGATTCAGATGAACCATCAGTAGGTCATAGAACTATGATTTTTGATATTGAGGTAGAGGTTACAGAAGGATTTCCATCTCCCGCAAAAGCAGAAAATAAAATAACTGCTATTGCATTATGGGATAGTGTTACAGACGAATATTATTGTTATGTTTTAGATCCAGAGAATAAACTTGAGATTGAATCAGAAAACTGTGTATTAAAAAATGGAAATAATACCATAATTGGATTTAAATCAGAGATTGAGATGTTAAATGCATTTTTGGGTAAATATTGTGAGATAAGACCTACAATTATTACAGGATGGAATACGGATAAATTTGATATTCCATATCTTTATAATCGAGTAGTTCAATTATTAGGTCAAGAGTTCGCAGGGTTATTATCACCAATTGGAGTTGTTAAATATTCAGATTATAGACAACGGTTTGAAATAGCTGGAGTTAGTAGTTTAGATTATTTAGCATTATATAAAAAGTTTACACCGAGTTTAAAACCTTCATACAGATTAGATTCAGTTGGTGAAGATGAGATAGGAATAACAAAAGTATCTTATGAGGGAACTCTAAATGAGTTATATGAGAATGATAGAAAGCGGTTTGTAAAATATAACTTAAATGATGTACATATAGTTGTAGAGTTAGATAAGAAATTAGATTATATTGAAATATCACGAGGTATAAGTCATATAGGTCATGTCTCATATGAAGATATTTACGCAAGTTCTCGTTATTTAGAGGGAGCAATTTTAGTTTATTGTAAAAAAATAGATGTGGTTGTACCAAATAAGAATAAAAATGCCAGAGCTTTGATGACTCAACGGGCGAGAGAAGATAAGTTTGCAGGGGCGTATGTTCAAGACCCAATACAAGGTAGACACGAGTGGGTTTATGATTTAGATATTACATCTATGTATCCAAGTGTTATTAGGACATTGAATATATCTCCAGATACTAAAATTGGTAAAGTTGTGGGATGGGATTCCAAAGAATTTATTAAAAAGGATAATAAAAAAACATATACTATTGAGGTAGATGGAAACGATAAAGGAAAATTAACAGAATCAGAATTAAAGGAATATTTTGGAAAAACTGATGTGTCAATTAGTTCTAATGGGATATTGTATAGGATGGATAAAGTAGGATTGATTCCAGCAATTCTTGGTAAGTGGTTTGACGATAGAGTTCAATTTAGAAAATTAGCAAAACAATTTAACGATGACGGAAATGATGAAAAATTTCAATATTTTAATAGACGACAATATTTACAGAAGATTTTGTTAAACTCTTTATATGGAGTATTGGGATTACCTGTTTTTAGGTTTTATGATATTGATAATGCCGAAGCAACAACTCTCACAGGACAAGAACTTATTAAGTTTAGTAAGAAGCTTACAAATCATTATTATAATAAAGAACTTGGAACGGATGAAGATTATGTGATTTACATAGATACAGATTCTATTTTTGCATCGGCCACACCACTGGTTAAATCAAGACATAAGGGTATTGATACTAATGCTGAGGCGATTATGACACAACATATTCTAAATATTGCAGATGAGATTCAAGCGTATTTGAATCAGAGTTATGATTTATTTGCCAAGAGATTTTTAAATTTAGATAAACATTATTTTGAAATTAAACAAGAGGTTATTGCTAAGAGTGGTTTATTTGTAACTAAGAAACGTTACGGACTAAAGATTATTAACGAGGATGGTAGAAAGGTTAATAAAACTCACGTTAAGGGATTAGATACAGTTAGAAGTTCTTTTGCCAAAGGAATGAAGACTTTATTATCAGAGGTATTGGAAGATTTATTGGCAAATGTACCCAAAGAACAAATTGATAAACGAATTTTTAAGTTTAAAAAAGGTATGAAGGCTATGGATTATGATGAAATCTCATCACCAACAGGAGTTAAACGATTAGGTAAATTTATAAAAAAAGTAGATGAGAGAAATTTCCACCATGGGGATAGAACAATAGGTGGTAAATTAATAACAACATATTATGCAAAGGCCACACCAGTTCATGTAAAGGCATCTTTAGCATATAATGATATGATAGATTACTATGATAAAAAAAGATATTCTAAAATAGCCGGTGGTGAAAAGATTAAATGGGTTTATTTAAAACAAAATCCACTTAGCTTAGCAGTTTTAGCATATAAGGGGGATGAAGACCCTCCAGAAATTTTACAATATATTAAAAAATATATTGATGTTGATAAGTTATATACTCAGGCACTTAAAAAGAAGATTACAATGTTTTATGATGCGATGGGATATGGATTACCCGTTGATGAAAGATATACTTTAGAAAGATTTTTTTGATTTTGGAAAATTAAATAGATATATATATGTATATATCAAAAATTAATAAATGTAATATAGGAGATAGAAAATGAATAAAGCTTATTTAGATAGGTTTATAAGTAAATCC